CTAAACTAGCTGCAGGTGCTTCTGTTCTTGGGCTTTCATCGTCTTTTTTTTTAAGGCATCTTGTTTAAATTCATCTGTAAATGAAAATACCAAGATAAAATTATCTGCTTCAAAATCACTTTCTCCACAGAAGCAATCAAACAGTTCCCCTTCAAGCTCCTCATCCAGATCAAACGCTTGTATTTTATGATTTGATGGACACACAAGCATTTTTTTAGGTATTAATTCGAATCCCGTTTTTGCCATAAGGTAACGTAATACCGTTTCATAATGACTGCTATCTAACCCAGCAGCATATAGTACATTTTCAACTGTAAAATCCTCAATTGGAGGGTCATTTGCGGCCCAATTTAGCAAAATATCACTTATTTTTGAATAAGAAATAGCCATATTATGATCCCTCCAATCTCAGATTACTCTTTACCAGCCGCCGTCATTTGTTGTTGTCTACTCGATCCATTAACCGCAACAAGCGCGTCCAAAACATGATCTATAACCGCTTCTGGAACAGCTGTTGTAAATTTGAAGTATCCTTTTTGAATATTCACTTCAAATGTTACTTCAACTACAATAGATGTTTTCTGATCAGTAAATGAAAAAAAACATGTCTCATCCATTGTATGATCTGTCGGGAGTCGCAATCCCTCAAATGCACTAGCGATTCGTTGATAAGTATGATCCGTATCTAAATTAACTCCTTTTTTACCGTTAAAACGAATACTTCCAACACTAGTAGGTAATGCAATATGTTTAGAAGCAACCCCTGCCGACAGTAAAGCGCACAGTTGCTTAGCATTTTCCCTTGTTAACTTCGGAACTGTAAAGTATGTGTAAGGTTTTGCAAATCCCATCAAATTCATTACATAATCTGCATATTTTTTTACATCTTTAAACGGGCAGCGTAGTTGTATCAATTCTTCTTCACCAAAATGAATGACAACAGACGTAAAACTCGCATAAGATGCCGACACCGTTGTATATCCGTTTTTACGTAAGGTGAACTTTTCTTCAACAAGTTTTAAATATACTGCTGCCCCGTCATGTTTAACTGCGCAAATTTGAATAGCTGGTTTCAAAGGTGGTTCCCACTCATTATTAATGCCTTTTTGAGTTATATGTCCTTCACTAACAAGAGTTTCCAAAAACTTTTCGGGCGTATTCGACTTATCTGGAAAGTTAGATTCCGGTTGACATATAGTCATATGCAAACTACTAAATTTAAATTGCTCATTTAAATAAAGTAACCTTTCCTTATGCCCAGCTTGTATTAAATCACCGATAACCTCTTCTTCAGTTCGACCTAAATACTTTATTTTATGAATCCTTGCTAATTGATTAATATACTTCTTAGGTATATTTCGATACTCAAACATCAAAATCCTGCCCTTCCTCAAAAGTTAGAAAGGACACAAATCTGTACAAATGTTTAAGAGCATGTTATTATGTTTTTAGCAAAGCAGATTGTGTCCTAACGCGCCCTATTTAGGGCGCGTTTTTCTTTTTCTGGTACATAATTTTAGCAACTTTTGTACTATTTTTCTACAATTTCATACAAAAAAATATATGTAATGTAAAAAAGACACCTACACAGGTGCCTCTTCTTTTTTGTATAATTCAATGCATGCAATTTATCATTCCATTTGTGTAGATAGCAACATTTCAAACTCTATTCCATTTTCTAACAAGATAAAACCGTTCTTTTCATAAAAAGCCTTCTGTCTTTTGTAATGACTTTCATCCTCACTTACAATTCTTCCGTATATTCTTTTATAGCCTAAAGTTGCAGAAAATTTTATTGCTTCTTGAATCAAAAGAGATCCGTAGCCTTTATTAAAGTTCTCTTCTCCAAGCACTTGCACATCAGCTATTTCTACATAATCATCCCAGAAAATCAAATTTATCTGATGTCTTTTAGGACCGTATTGATTAATTACCATAATAAATAATATAGCTACCACATCATAAGGAGGAAAAGATTTAAAGAACAGAACTGGCTCTCCTTTATGTGTGGTCTTAAACTCAAAATCTCTAAACTCGTCCTTTTCTAATCGTTGCTTTACTCTTTTTAAATGCGCAATTTTTTGTTCATATGTAGGTTCCTCTGTATACATCTTGGTCCTTTTAAATCCAAACATTTCTTCAATAAAGTCCTTAAGCATATAACATCCCCCATATACAAATTATTTGGTATTGTGAGATTCTAAAGAACAATATCTTATTCTTGAATTACCCATATCTTATATTGTGTGTAATTCGACATTTCGACAAATTCATTGATATTCCTGCCACCTACAGACGTGAAAAAATAAATTACACAACCAAAAATTTATGTGTAATTCATAAAAACAAACAAAAATGCTCACCCATGTTCATAAGTGAGCTCGTTCAAATTTTAAATTTTGTCATAGCTCGATCCATTGAGTCTTGATTGACTCCGATGTACGTAAGCGTGATTTCTGGTGATGAGTGATTAAATATCTCTTGTAGCATGGCCACATCTTTCGTCTGCTGATAAAAATGATAGCCGAATGTTTTACGAAGTGTGTGCGTGCCAATTTCACTTAATCGGAAGTGTTCAGCTGCTTTGCGCAATATTTTGTATGCCATGCTACGACCAATAGGTTTATTTCTTCCGTTGCGACTTTTGATTAAATACTCATCATCATTTTTCCCTACAATATACCGATTCAATTCTCTTTTTAAAGCTGGCGTAATACGAATACGCTTTTGTTTTCCGGTCTTCTTCTCACGGATATTAATATGTGTGCCCTTTACATCTCCAACTTTCAACTTTAGAATATCCGAAATGCGTAAACCGGTATTGATACCAAGCAAAAATAACAAATAATTACGTTCGTTCTGCTCTTTTAAATACTCCTTAATCGCTTGAATCTTTTCTTGATCGCGAATTGGCTGTACAAAATTCATTTTTTATACACCTCGATTCTAAGCGCAAAAGCAAGTTTGTAAAACGCTCGTGATTTCAACCGATAATATTTCCGCTCGCTCATCCCAAGTTCATTATACACTTCGTAATCGTAAACATCTTCTTCAGACATATACCGTTGAATAATGATTGCCCTTTCCCATTTGCTTAGTCGATTAACAACATTAATAACTCGCCTAATATATTCTTCCCTCTCCCACTCATAATCAACATTTCGTATTGCAATATTTTCCGTGGAGGAATGAATTTGATTAGTTGCTGCTGAAACGAGAGAGTAGCTCTGCGTGACTTTCGGAAGTTGATCCAATCGTAAAGTCAGCAAATATATACGATATTTTTCTAATGCCGCTTCAACTGCTTTTTTCGTCGCAACACGATCAATCTCTGGAAGCATGAATTCTAACTTCTTTTCCATTGCGCCATCCCTCCTTATCGCTGTCGAAATGCCCCGCCCTTACCGCGTCTATACACTGGGCGACCGACTCCCATTAATTCTTTAAGATCACGCTCCGTCAGCCGTTCCTTCCCTCGTTTCTTTTTACGCGCTTTCTTCTGACGTTGCTGAACTTTATTGACTTTCATCCATTTTTTTAATTCCTGCTGGATTGTTCGCATTGTACCTCTCCCTTTCGTTTTTCTGATAAAACAAAAGAGGACACCAATCATACAGAGATAACTTTGCTATCCTGTACAATCAGTGTCCTCACGCTCTCGGTCTTGGACATATTTGGTTTTAATTCCATTATATCAAAACAGCTGTCTTTTGTAACAAGATTCGGAACGTTTCTCTTCCTTTCGGAGTAACGAGCGTTTGCACGTCAGCTCGTCCATTTCGTTCCCATTCTTTCAATTCAAACAAAGACGGAACATATTGAGCATACGGTTTCAGCTTTCCTTTCTGATCACGATAAATGTATTTCTTATCAATAAGCCACTCAACAAAAGCTTTTGGCTTCACTTTTAACTCTTTTGCTGTGTCACGGAAGTTTGTCAGCAACCGCCGATCAACAAGTGCGTCAAAATAATCGGCTTTTGGTTGCATCATGGCAATCTGCTCATTTTGTTTTCTAACGGTTTCTAATGTAGCGCGAAATAATAGTTTCGTTTGTTCATCGGCGTGCTTGAGATACGTTTCTACAAATAAATCATCATTCGCTACATAGCCGCCGGTTTTTCTAATCGTTGGAATAACCTCATGCGTAATCCAGCGTTTAAATTGACGCGCTTCCTGTTTCCGGCTCCCTAAAATTAATGCATATAACCCTGGTTCGTTTACAATGAATGTTTCTTGCTTTCTTCCTAGCGAATCGATGACCGGAATTAAACTCCGCTCATCTTCATCAAGCCTTTGGACAGCCTTTCTGGCGTCAGCGATGTCCAGAATTTCACATACATCCTTTGCTACAAACCAAACTGCGTCATTTTTTATAATCGTTCTCACTTGATTGCCACTGTAAGTAAACACCTTTTGTAATTGGTTCATTCTTCTTCACCTCACTCAATCCTCAAAGAAATCAAAACCAACCATATCGTTAAATTCTTGTGTGAATCGCTTTGCATCATAAACGGCTTGAATCACTTCTTTTAATGCATTTTCGTACTTCTCGATTTTTGCTTGTTGTTTCTCAGCGATATTCATATATAAAATCAACCCGCCAACGATTTTATTTGCGATGTCTGGATCAATTTCTGGTGTTGCGTAATATTCGTTGATTAACACCTTGTCGTAATACTGTCTTAGCACTTTTAAATCATGTTCCATTTTAGGGGTCCTCCTGTTTGTATAATATTTGTACTACAAATCTTCTTTTAATGGAGAAATCCATACTCTACTATACTTTTCGATCAGCTGATGTTTCGTCATTTTATGCAACTGAAACGTTCCATCGCAATATTCATAAACAATGTTTCCGTCGAAGTCCTCCCCATGCACGTACAGAAGTTCCTGCTCTGCTTCATTCTCAAAAAGACAGTTATATACTTTTCGTAGTCTCACTTTTCCCACCACAATTTTTCTCCACAGTAAGGGCAATGAAGTAATCCAAATCCATTCGCTACTTGCTCCCATATCTCATTGCAATGATCTGCTACATAAAGTAAAACGAATTCTACATGACATTTACTACACACATTAATGGGAAGTTGAACATTGAAACTAACTTCAACTTTATCTCCGTGTTTCCTCATTAACTACGCCTCCTAAAACGGCAAATCATCTTCACGTGGCCATTTGCTGTATGTGCCCCAGTTTTGTGGATCATTACGCCATCGCTCGGCTTCGATTTCTTCGTATTTGTCGTATAGAAAGTCAAAAAGCTGACGTAAAAATTCGCTCTCCGGGGATCCAAATGCACTTTCGGAAAAGCTGATGTAATCCTTTAGCTCCAATACATCGTCTTCAGAAATTGGCGGCAATTTAATCACGCTATCACCTCATAAGGTTATAAATGCCCTCAACTGTTGCCCTCGTTTCATTCGTAATTCACCATCCGATAATCCTTTTAACGCTTTATCACTTTTACAAATTGGACATTGCACAAGATGCTGTTCTTCGAAGTCTTGCGAAACTGCAAACACCACTTCACAACCCTTGCATTCATACACATGAACCGCAATTTTCACTTCAAAACAACTCGCTTTCCTCGTATTTTATCCGCGCGGTTTTTCCTTTTGCTGTTTCAATAATCGTATATCCATGCTCAACCGCTTCCGCTACTTTCGCTTTCCCTTGCACGCCGTCAACGACAATCACAAGCACCTTCCCTGGCACGACGGGGTGTGAAACGATCATATTATCTGTATCAATCTGCAACTCTTGTGCTCTTTTACTCACCGGAATCCCTCCGTTGTGGTATAATGAAGTTAGGCTGTCGGGAGGAGTCCCGGCTTTTTTATTTTATCCAATCACTTTCCATCCGCGTCGAAGTCGGCTTTGTAGCTCATACTTGCGCAACGGCTCATATACATAAACCGCATCGCGATTTTCCTTTCGATATAGCAAATACCACTTGGCTTTCCGCTTACGACGTTTCATTCAGCATTCACGTCCGAATTTATCTTCTCAAGCGCAACTAAGTGCGCGTATTTAAATTTCAGCACTTCGCAATATACGATGGCATCGACCATTTCCTGTTGCAAGTGCTCTAACCATCCGACAAATGTGTAGTCACTTGGATTGACGGTTGTGCCGTATTTTTCAATCCCCTTTTCCGTTTGTGTTTCGAGCAATTTTTGCACGTTGCGAAGTATTTGGTTTTTGTTAAGCTCGTTCATCCAATGCTTCGCGTCCATCTCAATACCCACTTTCCTGGCGATGATGGTTGACTGCATTTTTGCGCATATACGCTGCCTCAACTTCATCCCAAGTAAATCCGAGCGTTTCCATTAATCCGACATAGAGATTGAACGTCCATTCCCATTGCTCTTTAATGTTCGCGAGCCTTGCTTGGTCGTATAGCGCTAAAAATTGTGCATCGAGCGATATTTTTTTGATTGGGATAATTTCAATTGACGGTTTAACATGAATCTCGTTGCCAATCGACAAGAGAAAATGCAATACATCTGCGCCTTCTTCAAGAATTTTTTCTTTCGATGAAGGTCCTTTGTTGCTCCAAAACTTAAAGCATCGAGTTTCGTTTGCCAGCTCCCCGATCTCTACGAGTAAGGCAAGTAACTTAGAGTAAATTCTTCTGTCATCAGGTTGCCTTGGATGATGCTTCTCAATCCGCTCATCCAGTTCCCGCTGCATGTCAAAAAGCTTGGATAAATCCATCATTTTGCTCCCCTTTTCTTTCTGTTTTGTGGCCAGCGCCAATCAATGATTCGACGGTTATCTTCGTCGTAATATTTTTTGCGTGGACGGCTTCGGTACGCCTCTAACTCTTCTGGCGTTAAGTAGCTAACCACAACTGGACCATGTAAAGACTTACGACTCATCGCAAATCCTCCAATCGTTTCTGTATTTCTTTTAGCGCCATTTGTTTATATTGAATCGGACAATGTTCATATCGCACGATAACGTATAACTGTCTAAGCGTTGCTTTTGACCAGTTCATCACGTTCCCCCTCCGCTCTTTCGTATTCCTGTTGAATTTCTTCTAACGTCAATTTCGATAGCGACCGTCCATCTGTTGCCACGAAAACACCTTTTCGCCTTAGACGTTGAATCAATACATGTTTGAGTAAAAGCACATGTTTCACCTCTGAAAAAAGCGATCAAGTTTTGACAGCGAATATGATTTGCCGTTGATTTCAAGCGACACAAGGCGTTCTCTAGTAATCTCGTATCGCTCTAATACGTCACGCAACGCTGTTTCGGATGGAATACTGCCAGTGAAACCAACGATTCGCCCAACGTCGTTTCGATACTCTAACCGAATCCAAATCGGGTACGGCATAGCGCTCACCTAGTCATTGCGATATTTTTTCAGTCGCTCTTCTAGCTCGCGCCGCTTGCGTTCGAGCGCTTCTTGATCTGCGTCAGCTTTGTGTTCATATTGCGAATAGTCGGTATTCAACCAGTCTGGAACAATCTCCGTCCGAATGGCTTTTTTTCCATTCGTGCTAGAGCCATTCCGTTTTTTGGCTTGCTGTTCTTTGAATGCCTTTTGCGCTGCACGCACTTGTTCCACGGTTTGATAGCCCTTATCAGACCAGTCACGCAAAATGGTTTCAACGTATTTCCACGTCTTGACGCCATTTTCTACTGCGATTTTCATTGCTTCTAAAACCAGTGTTTCAGATGTGTCATCGATCCAAGTTGAAATCTTTTCGCTTATGTAGCCACCAATCGTGCCAAATCCGTTTTGTTCAAAGAAAGCGAATGGATTCTCGCGCACGCGTGCTTCTTCTTCTACTTCTTCTTTTTTCTCTGTAGTAATCTCTGTAGTATTCTCTGGTATTGGTCTGTTCAAATTGAGCGCTTCGTCTGTCCATTTTGAACAGATGGACTGTTCATTTTGAGCAGATGGACTGTCGATTTCGTCAGTCGTCTGTTCATTTTGAGCAGTCGAGGTGTCATTTTGAACAGTCGTATTCACTTCGTAAACTGGGTTTTCAATCTCAGTCAATTTGTCATAGTCGATTCGATACCATTTCGTCTTGTCGATCTTTGAGCGATTGAAATTCCCTGCAATAATAAGCCCTTGCTTTTCAAGTTTTGTGATGATACGGCGAATCGTGCTTTCCGACCAGAACGGAAATTGCTCTTGCCATTCCTCATATGTGTTGTATACCCACTTATGCCCTTCGTGTATGTGATTGCTGCGCTCAAGCCAGTAATGCAATTGCTGCAACACGATGCTTTCATTTAAGCCGATCGTAGCCGCTAGTGACGGTAAAATCACTAACGGCTCTTCGTCCATTAGAAGTCTTGTTGCCATGTATATCCCCTTCCTCCCTTGCTTTCCATATCATGTTCTGGCATAATGAACCTAGAAGTCTGAAATAAAAACCTGTATATCACCTTTTCCTAGTTGTTTGGCTATTTCTAACGCGATTTGGCGGCACTCGGACACAGTGAGCGCGTGAATGAGTGCCGTATGGATCGTTTCGAAATAGCCGTTTTTCTTGGTTGCAAATTCTACTTCAAATAGCATATTTACGTGCATGAAGCATACAATGTAGTGATGCTTCATAACCTCCCTTCTAGCAAGGCAAAACATTCTTTTTCTCAAGCTGGCGCAACTTTGAATACACAGATAATTCACTTCGCTCCAAGCGTGCAGCAAGCTCCGAAATATCGAAAATGTCTTTATGTTGCCATAGATAAAACTCTTCTTCTTCGGTCCACTTGCCTCTTTTTATGCGAGGGCTTTCTTTCGATAACAACACAGATAGCTGTTGCATTTGCTTGCCGATCGGACAACTTATGACGCATACGCTTTGTGTACCGTTATGACGTTCTTCGCATCCTGCACACTTATCGAGCAATTGCAAGATTTGCAAACGAATTTGCTTTTTCTCTTCTCGCGTCATACCATCACCCTAGCAATCGTGATACAAAATCAATTTGAATGCCGCGCTTGCGCATATCAGCAACGATTTCAAACAACTGAGCGCGACGTGCTTTCTTTTGCTCAATCACTTGCAGCTCATCTAACAAAAAACGCAACTCCGACATTTCGATTTTCGCTGTTTCATAGTCGCGGTTTTGAAGCGATTCTTGTATGTACTCGATGCACCGCGATGCTTTTTGCACTAAATCCGCTTCTTGCAAAAAGAGTGTATCTTGCATAGCTTCTTCCTCCTCTGAAATGAATGGCTAGACGTCTTCGCAATGACCATTCATGTATTTTGGCGCGGCTCCCCTTTCGGATCGTCGCCAGCTCTCGCTCGGTCTAGTGTGCATACGCACCGATTGAAGTACAAGCTGATGGGCTGGGGGACACACCCATTTGCAGGCTGGGGAGATACCTGTTGCTTGTACTCCAATCGGCAAGCATGCGCTTGCCCTTCCTTTCGCAAATCGTTTATGCTAGAATATAATTGCAACGGTTGATTATTTATTGAGCGATGGCTAGTGTTGGCGCACTGGCCATTTTTCGTTTGTACCACTCTTGTTTTACCGTGAGTTCCAGAGCGAGTAGCAATGCTGGATCATTACGAAACTCGGCACATAACTTTCTCACTTCACTTGCTTTCATTAAACGGCTTGCTGAAATGACAAAATACATTACCACCACTCCTTCCGTGATTGTTCCAAGCGTGCGTTCATCTGCTTTTTCCACTCGAGCAACGCTCTGCCATATTCACTATTGAGTTGCCCCTCACGTGAAAGACGCAAAAACTCATTTGTATAGAAATGAATCGCTTCGACGTCCGTCATTTCCGCTAAATTCGGTAACTGAATCATTTGATTTTCCCCCTTTGTCATTTTCGAATAAATCCTTTCGTCTGCAATTTCGTGCGATGCTTTTGCCACATTTTGAGCCACGAGAAGCCATAATCGACACATATAACCGCGACATATTGCGTGAGCGCTACAATCGCGTCAATCGCTTGCAAAATCGCTTCTTCCAAGTGCTGCTTGTCGTACTCCCTAATCGCTCGTGGATGATTCGCTACACATACACTTTCAATCGCTTGTAGCGCTTCGGTTAGTTCCTCTTTCGTTTTCATCGCCACACTTGCACGGTGTAGATCGACCACCTCACCGTCCAGCTTCACTGGTCCCCATCCTGTGTATTCCGCCGCTGCCTCTAATGCCACCCACGGATTGTTATGCTTTTCGGTGAAATATTTCGATATGTTCGGTTGTACCCGATACCGTCCGTTTTCTTGCTGTGAAACTGCTTCGCGAGATTCATAGATTTCAAATGAAAGCTGTTGTTGTGTCATCCCTGTCGCCTGCCGCGCCGCTTTCACCGCATCGGCCGCTCTACCACGTTTCATTGTTTGTTCTCCCCCTTCTACCATTTATCGCTAAACATTCGTGTTATGTTAGATTTAAGAGCCCGATTCTTTCGGAACATAGCAATCTATTACTGCTTTTGCGATCTGCTTCAAGACTGGATTGCCTTTTTCCCATTCTTTCTGAAACCATTCTTTTCGTTCGTCAGCACTCATAAGTACCAACGGGGAGTGAATAATAACAGTGGTGTTCCCGTATTTGAATTCCTTCATGCCCGCATTCCCCCTTTGTTCATGTGTATGCGGGTCATGGGGATGAATTGTTGACATTCTTTCACCTCAAATCTTGTAGGAATTTCCTCCTTCTTGTCGAATGACTACGGCAGGAAGGAGGTGATAGCATTGCGCGATATCGTGTTTGTCTGCGAATTAACAGAAGAAGATCAAGTCAATGACTATCTGCAAAACGGATGGCAACTATTGAATGTTTTGAACAAAACAGAAGACGGTGTGCAATGGATTGTTTACGTTCTCGGATTAGACCAAGCTGGTTATGATAATTATCAAAAAAGCCTTGAGCATGACGTTTTCTCTACGTTTGAAAATAAGTGGAATGAGTGAATGTAGACTTATAAAAACTCACCACGTCTTCTAAGTTCGTACCTAATGAAGTCCATAAAGTCACTGTCACTTATTTTTTCTTGTTTCTTTATCTCTAAGAGCGTCTGAACCGCTTCAGATGCTCTTATCTTTCGTAACTCATACGACAACCGATTGTAAACTTTAACACCATCGCCTTTTTGCAATTGATCTAAAACTTGTCGAATGCGATCTGTCTTGTCTTGCTTAACACATCGTTCGATGGTTTGAGAAATCTGCTTTTCATCCAAACATTGCTCGTTCGTCATTCGGTTACACCTCCTTTCATGTCATGGGGATTGAGTTGTCAAGTAATACTTGCTACACCGATGGTATACTACGTAACTTTTGGTTGCTATCAACTTCAAAAAAAATTGTCCAACTCACTCCGAGGACAGGAGCAATCTTTTTAGCAACATCTACGGAAGGTCTTCGATCGCCGTTTTCAATCATTCCGTAGTATTGTCGCGTAATACTTAACCCAGATAGTTCTACAACTTGTTCTTGGGTTAAATTTTTACTTTCTCTTGCTTGCACAAGGATTTTTCTAAGTTGCTCTTTAGTCATAAAAATTCACCTCCTAGCAACCAAAAGTTGCTTTGTTATCTTTAATTATACGCAACTAAAAGTTACTGTCAATACATAATAGCAATTTTTTGTTACCTTTAATCAATTTTTGTTTATAGCAACATTATGTTGCCTTATAATAAAAAACAGATGCATAAGAAAGGGGATTCTGCATGTTCCCTGTTAGACTCAAAGCACTAAGAATGCAAAAGAAACTAACACACCAAGATATGGCTGAATTTTTAGGGATAACTCGCCAAGGATATTCGAAGTACGAAAACGGTCAAAGTCAACCGGACATTGATACTATCAATAAGTTAGCGCAGTTTTTCAACGTCACCACCGACTACCTACTCGGTCGTACGGATGATCCGAATCCGCCAGAGAGCGACAATGAGGAATTAGGAACGCTGGCAAGGATTAATCAACTCATTAAAGAATATGGCATCGAGCAAATGGGGTTCTTTGATATTGAGAAGTGGAAACAGCTTTCTGAAGAAGAAATCGAAGAGATCGTGAAGCATTTTGAATGGGTAGTACATAAGGCGAGAGAAAAGAACAAAAGCAACAAAGAATAG